AAGGCTTCTCTTCGAGACTTGATTAAGTCTTGATTGAATTGTTGAACAAATACAATAGTAGTACTGAACATATTCCTAAGGACAACAGCTTTTTTACTCATGTCATCTATAGTCTCTTTACTGTTCTTACCATCTAGTAGGGCTAAGTGATCTATTATGAGTAGAGTCATAGGCACTTCTTGTTGGGGTATGAATGCTATAACTCCTCCCTTTTCTCCTTTAGCTCTCTCATCGGATGATAGCTCTGTACGTTTAACTATACCAAACTTTGAATAGTATTCATCTATTAGGTAATTAGTCAGTATACTAGGGGATACAGTACTGTCTAGTATGTGCACATCTTTTAGTAAAAGTTCCACAAAGGTGTAAGCTTCTTGAATCTTTTCCATCTCCTCATCAGAAGGTTTCTTTTCTGGTATACGGCCCATAACAAAGTCTGAAGACCAATCCAGTCCGTACTTCCAATTGAGGTATGTGCAACACCATTTCACTTGCTTCTCTAGAGTTGATAATTCTAAAGAACAGTAAAATATCTTTATAGGTTTATTCTCTTTCTTGGCATGTAGCCACAGAGAGAAAACAAACGTATAGTCAGTAAACTGTGTTTTACCCACATTCGGGTGGGCACCTATAAGATAATACCTACCTCTCTGTATACCATGTAGCTTATTAGTAAGCTTTAGAGTACCAGGGATACCAGTATTTAATCCTTTCCTACCTTTTTCAATTTGCTGTAGAAACTTAGGGTCTCTTATTCCCTCTAAGGTTAAGTTAACCTCTGGTAAACCATGAGATAGTTGAGTCATGTACTTCAGTTTTTATGTGTTCTTTTAGTGTTCCATCTTGATGCTTTTGGAGGACAGTATCATAATCAGTTTCCCATTCTCCTGAAGACATATAGTTGCCTACACTCTTCTTAAACTGCATGTTAGATTTATAATAAAGTGTCACTGCCAAAGCCATAACATCAATCTTATACCCTTTTTGGATTGCTTTTTTAAAGGCTAGAACTCCTTCATTAGAATACTTATTTAAGGCATAAGCTCTCCCAAAACTATCGTAGGCCTTTTGAGGTATTTGACATAATGCAATGAACTGCTTATACTGTTCCTCAATAGTACCGCCTTGGATAGCAGGAGTCTGGACAACCTTTGTGGGTATATCCAGAGGAGGGGGTGGAGGAGGTTTCCCTACTGCAGCCATCTCTGACCTAGCCTTATCTGTAAACACAGGCTTGTTCTTATGAAGAGTAACATACTTATTCATGATAAGCCATGTCATTGTATCTTTTAGATTCATCTTATTAGTTTATGTCTGGCACCTTTACCAGAGTCTCTTTAATACGTCTAGAGTCAAAGTCACTTATGGCACTTTCATACCAATTCTGATCTGCAGTATCTACTGCTACTAGTATTATGATTTTAGCTTTATGAGTTAGGTTGTCGTAACGGATACGAACCAACCTTCCTATTCTCTGTACTAGATTACGGTCTACACTATCTACTTGTACTATAAGAGCATTATCAGGTTCACTAAGATTCTTACCTTCCATTTATAATCAATTACATTTCTGTAATTGCTGGACTATATCTTCCGTTAAAGTATTATTAACCTTTACAGTCTTTCTAAGTTTATAATCTGAAATTCCCAACATAAGTGCAGCTGCTGCTACAGACTTGTATGTGTTAGTAGTTCCATCCTTATTAAATATAGTTACAGGTATTTTTGGAATTGCATTTTTAGGAATATTAATAGTAGGTGTGTAAGACCAAAGATAACCGTAAGCAGACTTAGATTTTCCTCTAAGGCAAATTCTAACAGATCCTTTAGACTTGCCACAATAGTGTAAATCTATGTCTCTTAAACACTCCCACTTCTTTATAAATATTCCATCAAATGAAAATTGATAGGCTACTTTAAACTTTGCTTGACTGCTTCTAGCAATTGAGTTAGTATCTTTTTTAAAGACTCCTGAACCTCCATCTCTAGAATTAGTTAAGTTACTGTTTTTATAGTAATCATACCAAAATTTCTCTCTTACAATCCAATCTTCTGTTTCTTCTATTAATTTAATTACAGGTTTTAAACCTAGTGATTGTAGTTCTCTTATCCAATTAATTTTGTATGTATTAGCTTTCTTTAATTTTAAGTCACCTATATGACCTGTAAGTCTTCTTCGTAAAGACTGAGTTGTAGCTCCTACATAACGTACTAAATTGGTATAAGGGTCAATTAATACATATATTTTTACCATTAGTCAACTTTAGGTAAAAATACAAACTGTTCTCCGTTTCGCCAAAATTACTTTTAGCTACTCCCTTACGGGATAGTCTCTGAACCTTACTCCATCTTACAGGAGTCTTGGCTGCTGATTGTCCATTGTAACATACTTGTCTCTTTCACTATACTTAAGTCATTACTGCTTAAGGGAGTGTACAAGTCTTTAGGAGTTTCCAGTCAATTAGAAGAATTTATACTGAACAAAGGTTTTATTCAGTGCTTTTACTGCTCCGAGAATATTAATCTCTTTCTTTTGAAATTTCTCTAATGCATCTCTATTACTTTTTGAATGATATACCATATCTCCACATAAGACATTAGCCTGTTCAATACTACCTGCAAAGACTACAGTTCTGCTGTTTGCACTTGTTATCTTTTCTAAACATAAGGTTGCTAGTCTCAGTTTAGAGGGTAAGTTATAGAGGAATTGGGCCCTATCAGAAATAGCTGAGAATCTAAAACCTTCTTTTCTCTTATCTGCCCTAGCTGCCATTGAAGCTATTTGAAGCTTTTTAGTCAGATACTTGTAATGAGCTAGTTCAGTAGTGTCAAAGGGTTTTAGTTTACTTCCAGCTTTTATGTTCTTATTAACACTATCCAAGTTGAACTTAATTACATGGACTTCAAAGTCTGCTATAAGACCCATGTCTACTGCCTCATCTGTAGTAATCTTATAGATGGTAGGAAAGAGTCTCTTTAGTAAGTGGACTCTCTCCATATCATCTGGATAAGCTACCTTGGGGAGAGTAGCAGTTAAACCTAGTACATAAGGTCTAGTAGGAAACTCTAGGAGTGTTTCAAGTTTTCTTAAGTTAGGTATAGTTACTCTATGACACTCATCATAGATAATCATATCATACTTATCCAACTTCTCTTTCAGTAAAGCAGCATAGCATACAAACTTTATGTTACTAATGTCTGTATCCCATTTACTAAACTCTTCTGGCCAGTCTATATCTCTCATCTCTTCAGTTGGAACAACTATAAGTATCTGAGGAGACCCTTTGTCACTTTGATGCCACAGGTGACGGATAGACTCTATACAGCTAATAGCTATCTTAGTCTTACCGCACCCTGTAGCAAGTTCTGCACAACCATACCCTTCATTTTCTAACCAGGCTTCCTCAGCTTCTTTCTGTATCCTTACCTTATTCTCTAATGCCTGTTCTTTGGTCATTTCTTAAACCCTTTAGCTTGTAAGTAAAGAGAAGGAAGGAGTGCTCCTTCTCCTACTGTCATAAAAGATAAGTCTTCTTTGTGCCATTGAAGTAAGAGTTTAGTCCCTGTAGCTTGGAAGGTATGGTCTAAAGCATTAAACCTTAACATACCTGCCTTGTAAGCAAGTTCTACTTCTTTGGCAATGTACTCTTGCAGTTCTTCAACTTTAATATACTGTAAATCTACAAGTTCTTTAAGTCTCGCCTCATAAGAGGTCTTTTCTATTAGTTCTGTCATGTTGTAATTTTAAGTGATTATAAATAGTTTTCTCTTAGCTCTTGTTACAGCTACATACTTAATCCTGTTCCTTTCTTCTGCTTGTAAGTCTTTGCCACCTATTACCTTCCTGTTACGGTTAATATCATCTAGCATGACTACACAGTTTTCATAAGAACTACCTTGAGACTTGTGGACAGTTAAAGCATAGTTGTACTTTACTGAAGCAAACTCCTCTTGAAACTTAAAGTACTCTTTCCATGCTCCTTTCTTAGAGTAAGAATGAAAGGCTAAAGACTTTAAGTTATTAAGAGTAGTGTTGTATAAGTCCTCAGAGTCTTCATGGATTACCTGTATCCTTCTTACTAACTCCTTATCATCCCTAACTATTTCAACTGTACAATCATACACTTTAAACTCTTGGTCTACTCGAAAGTTGTTAGGTATGAATCCTTTGTTGATGAACTGTAGGGCCCATAGTTTCTCTTCTCCTTCACGTATATGAGGGGGTTTACCAGCCAAAGCTTTTGTAACCATCTCTTCTTGTGTGTAGTGGGCATAGATAGGCAGCTTGATAGTCTTGACATTTGCTTGTAGCACCTTCATTTCTTCAGATGTGTTAGCTATAATCATCTTGTTACTTGATATTGTCTTATCAGCTACTAGATAATCACCTTTAACAATCTTAGGAGGATATTTGTCATCAAGTCTGTAACTACGTATCATGTCATTAGCCTTGTTAACTTGAAGGTTAGTCCAAGCAAGTACCTTGATATGATCTTGATTGTTATCAAAATCTTCCTTAAACATAGGTAAAACAGTATCATAGAACTTTGAATTATCTAATTCTAATTCCTCTATACCAAAAGAAGGTGTACTGCTTAAGAAGTCTTTGTAAGCTATGTCCTCCTGAACATGTGTACGGATAGCTGTAGCATACTTTAAGATAGGGTTATCTTTAGCTTGTCTCATAGGCTCAGTGAGGCAGAGTTTATGTACCTTGTAGGTATTAAACACTTCATCAGTAAACACATAAGATTGCTTCTCACCTACCGGGGGTATCTGTAAAGGGTCCCCTGTAAAGACTATCTTTAAGTTGTCATGCTTGTTCTTGTAGTCCATTAAGTGTAGAAACAGTTTAGGATCTAGCATTGATACTTCATCAACTATAAGGATATCTACCTCTCCTATTCTACCATCTTCATAGTTGTCAGCCTCATAACTTATTATACCCTTTTCAGATATCTTTTGTTTAAGGCTTAGAAGAGAGTGGATAGTAGCAAAGATAAAGTCCTCAGGTCGTTCTGAATTAGTTCTTAGAACTCTTACAGCTT